TTTTGTTTTGAGATCACCGCGCCGGTTATAATCTGGTTTTGTAAAATAGGGCAGGGCAAGGCCAGGGAAAGTGTCTATAAGATCAATCTCACCCAAGATTCGGTTGTCACTAGCCATAGCTTCCCGCAAGCCCATCACAGCGTGTTCAGCAACTAGCGGCAGCTCTTCTAAATACTTTTCTTTCTTGGCCTCATCTAGCTCATCGATAGGCTTATATTCCTGCATTTGCTCGATGCCGGCACGGGTAGCCTCAGCCATGTCAAGCGTCTTGCCGTCTTTGTCCATGACAAGGCGCAGATCGCACACTGTTTGAACGGCAACGCCGCCTTTCATATTGGCGCTACCACGCCCGTCACGCAGCCTATGCAGCGTGTCTTTGGCAATCAACTTGTCTTTGTCTGAAGCGCTTTTATCGTACAGCGTGTTAAAAGCTGCATCGATTAGCGGTCGGATGTGGGATTTTTCAAAAAGATCTTTGGCTCGATCTTTGGATCTTTGATTTGAGTGATGTCTGTATTGATGGCGTAATGCCCACGCCGGCACGTCATGTTTCATTGCGTCATATCCTCTCACTTGTGAGGATATGCGTATCAGTTGCGACGGATTACGTCAAGCCTACTTGTCGTATACTATCTCAACACCACGCAATTCGGGTCTGAATGATACAGCCACGCGGCTTGTTGCCCAGATCAATTTTTGATTCGTAAGACGTTTGCCAATGTATTTATTGTCGATTGTGTATAGGCCATCTGGCTCTGGATATAGGAAACCGGCAACGATTTGTTGTGGGTCATCGTCATCCTCAAACGGTATTGGGTTTTCCAACAAGCAATATGCCCAATTCATGATCGCTTTTTGGCCAATATATTTTTGTGTAATTGGTGAAAGGCATACATATTCAACAGCTGATGCCCAGTCATCCCAAATGCCGTGGTAATCACTATCCTTACTCCAAATTATCGCGGCAGTGTCACTTGCAAGAGTTGAACCATAGACCTTGCCCTTGCGCGCTGTTAAAAAATTTCTTTTTACTTTTTTGTCAGTTCTTAATGTACACTCAGCAATAATTGGTACGGGTGCGGCTTGAAACAACACATCATACGCTGTGCATCCAAGGATGTGCGCGTAATCTTCAGCCAGAGATAACGTCATGCCGATCTTGCCAGAAATGTGGCGTGACACTGTTTCTGGGGCTATGCCGCCGTTGGGCATGGATGCGCCGCACTCTTTTCTAGTCATGCCGGCGCGCTTGATACATTCTTCAAGATTGTTTGGCATAATCATCATTGTATCACCTTGTCCGTTTCCGTTAAATAGGATTTATTTAGTTAAGCCTCTGGACGGATTATGTCAAGTCATGTAATTAATGACGTATGGTTTTAGACACATTTCGCAGACAAAAGGGCTGGTCATACAGCGAGCTGGCCAGGCAAGTTGATGCTAGCCATGCCACGGTGGCGCGCCGCTGGTGCTTACCGTTTGGACATAAAGACCGGCTGATACCCAACGAGCTATTCATGGATCGCATTGTGCTGTTAAGCAACGGAGAGGTCATGCCAAATGACTTTTATCTCCGGCGTGACTGAAGATGAGCTGCAAAAACAGGTGGCCAGCTGGCTGCACTATGCGTTGCCGCCCGGTTGCGTATTTCATCATAGCCCGAATGAAGGCACACGCCATGTGGCGTTCAAGCAAAAGCTCAAACAAATGGGAACCAAGTTTGGCTGGCCGGATCTTGAAATATTTGTGCCGTCTGATGAAAGCAAGGTTGGCATCAGCACGTCGGTGTTTATAGAACTGAAGCGCTCGAAAGGCGGCAAGCTCACACCAAACCAGGAAGAAATGCGGAACCGGCTATTGCTGGCCGGGTGCCATTGGGGCTTGGCTCGGTCTGTAGAACAGGTACGCGATATCTTAGAGCCCATCGTCAAGCTGAGGGCCGGCATATGATGCTCGATGGCGACGGTACATGGCACAGCCGTCTGCGGTGGGGCAGATGCCCTAAGTGCGACACCACAATGCCCAGTCGGAAAGGCGCTCTTGTCGTGTGTAAAACATGCGGCCTGGGCATAGCGGTGAAGCCTTGCCATGACTGTAAAGATGGAATGATACGCCAGCCAGACGGCGATGGCTGTGTCGAATGGACAAGCTGTTACAGCTGCGACGGCAGGGGCTGGACATGAGGCAAAAGGATGATTGGTATCCAACGCCGCCAGAGGCTGTTCATGCGTTACTGAGCAATGAGCGGTTCGATAAGGTTATCTGGGAGCCGGCAGCTGGTGATGGCGCCTTGGCTGAGTGCTGTGATCTGGCCGGTTACGAGGTCATAGCGACAGATCTGAATGATTATGGTTATTGCCCAGCTGGCGTTGATTTTTTGATGGAACAGCGCCGGGCAGCTGATCATTTGATTACAAACCCGCCCTACAAGCTCGCTGAGGCGTTCATAAGCCATGCCATAGCACTAGGATGCACCAAACACGCCTGGTTGCTGCGTCTGAGCTTCCTAGAGGGCATACAGCGGTATTGGCGTTTATTCTCGATGAATCCACCGGCCAAAGTCTATGTGTTTGCCCGGCGCTTGACGATCTGGCGTGGTGATCAAGAGGTCACCGGCTCTGGCACCACAGCCTATGCCTGGTTTGTATGGGAAGCAGATCACCGTGATGACCCGGTGGTGAGGTGGCTGACATGACACAGGATAAAGCCATGCAGCTGGCACTGGCTGATTACCGCCGCTCAGTTATCGAGGGTATGGGGTTGTTTATGATTGCTGAATCCTGGGGCATCGAGCCTCGCCAGGTGGTGCGGCACAAGGATGGCTATGGATTGCTAACAGAGGGCTTTGTGTTGGCTGAGATGGCCGGGCAGATAATGGAGATGGATCTTGAGCAGAACACACTGGCCGCAGAGGTGCTTTATCTGTCGGGCATATCACGAGAGATTGATGGGGACGTGGGTGATATTGGGCAGCGGCAAGCTGGTGTGCGCCAATGATCGGTGCTGGAGAGAAGCAGTCAGGATTGCAAGTGACGCCCGTGACGTTGAGGGAAGCAAATGAATTTGTGTTGAATTTTCACAGACACAACAAACCAACACAAGGCGGCAAGTTTGCAATCGGCGCAGTGAATGATGGTGATCTGGTTGGCGTGGCGATTGTTGGCCGGCCAGTGTCTGCTACTTTGCAGGATAGTTTGACGGCAGAGGTCACAAGGGTCTGTGTGATTGATGGTGCGCCTAAGAATAGCTGTAGTTTTCTCTATGGTCGTTGCTGGCGTATTTGGCAACAAATGGGTGGCGAGCGCATGGTCACATACACATTGCAGAGCGAGAGTGGTTCAAGCCTGCGAGGCGCAGGGTGGCATATTAAAGGCGAGGTGAAGCCAGGTAACTGGGACAGAAAAAACAGACCGCGTGAATGGCAACCAATTTATGGACAGTTAAAATTTAGATGGGAAAGGGGGCTTGACAGATGAAACGAGTATCATGTAGCTCAGATTCCAAGCAGTCACAGCAATCACGGATTGCATCTGCTGATCAAAACATAAATAATTTACTTAAAAAACAGGCTCTGCTCTGCAAAGCACCGTATGTCCAAGCTATAGATAGATCTAAGATAGATCCGATTGCTGAGCTTGAACGTAGAGTCATGAAAAGGCTTAAACCTAGATATAGCTTAGAAGCGTTCAAAGAGCTGCAAAAAGTTATGCAATCCATGACTGCGTTAGATCGCGTTGATTATCTGCACAAGCTACAGGATAAGCTCAATGGAATTAAAACGAAGAATAACAGCCGAAGAATATAATCGCATAAGTGGATATAAAGCCGATCATTATAAACAATGTGGTTTAACAAAAGATTATTTCTTACGCACAGAGTTTCGCTCTGACAAAATTATTCCTACAAGAGGAGATCCTTGGATTCACACCACTGCTTATAAGGGCAAATAAAATAATGGACGTGGCTGAGCTTAACGAGCTGTTCATTGAAGCGGCAGAGACAGAGCGCAAGCTACCAGCTGCCATTCGCAAGCAAAAGATGAGCGCATGGCCAGACTATGTCATGGAATGGCATGGCTATGGGTACAATGCATTTGAGGCGCCCAGGCTGAAAGCTACGCCAGATCAGATCACAAGGTATGACAAGGCTGTTGGCCTGGCTGTTACCAAGCTCGATGAAGAGGACAGGCGCCTTGTCTGGGCTGTAGCTCACAGCGCTGCGTTTAGAGAGCGCGGCCCGTCATGGACAAAGCTCGCTAGGATCTTGCAGCTCAATGATCCAAGGATCGTCAAGCGGCGTTATAAGGATGTATTGATTAGGTTGTATTATGTGTTGTGACATAATTGGTCAAAGCACTTGACGCGAATGATCTAAAAGTAGTACAGATTCTTATACGCTGCACTATATGTTGCGTAAATCCTCCCTTAACTTGAACCTTACAAGCTGGCTCAGCCATGACATGCCTATGGCTGGGTCAGTTCTTTTGGATGGCT